GGTCTAAATTTTAATTTTTAAATTGTAAATTTTATTTATTTTTTAAATTTTTAAACGCTTAATAGACGCTTAGTTGGAGAACGCGAGGCCACCCATACCCGATTGGATTCTGAGGACGTTGTAGTTGACAGCGAACATGTGAAGAGTGTTCTTTTCCGAGGCCGCCTTCGTCTTGATAGACACTTGAGCGTTGTCGATTCTGGAGAAGTTGCAAGTACCCGTTGGTTGGTGCTCTTCTGGCTTGAGGGCAAAAGAGTACGAGTAGATACCTGGCATTGGGGAACCAGAGTGGTGGTTGTATGGTTGCACTTGGTTAAAGTACTTACCACCTTGTTCCTTGAATCTGTCTTGACCGTTGAGGACCAACTTGAACGTGTCGAGTGGACCAGCCAATTCTTCGGAGAATTTAGAGGCAGAACCCAATTTCACGAATGGCGCACCAATCTCGCTTGGTGTGCACGTGACGTTAGACGCTAAGGTGAGAGCGGTAAGGTTGGCCGACAAAGCGACTGGATCGCCCGAAGTAAAGTTCCACAAGTTGGAGCTGTCGGCATCAGTACACCAGACCAATTCCTTGACTGGGTGATTGTACGACAATCTGATTTGCTTTTGGGCACCAACAGTGATGGAATCCGCACCAGTGTGTTGGACTTGTTCGATCAAGTATTCATGACCCTTTTGCGCGAAGCGTCTACGCTCTTCAGTGTCGAGGTACATGTAGTTACCCCAGACCTTGAAAGTCTTGGCAGCATCGGCCCAATCCGCAAAATCGGAAGCCAAGTCAATGTCCAATCGGACTTCGTGGTATTGCAAGGCAATCAATGGCAACGCCAATCCTGGGTTTCTGTTAAAGAAAAAGATGAGTGGTAAATACATGGTACCGGATGTAGTTGTGCACGAGGTCATCTTACCGTAGTTGTTCTTGCCTTCAGCAGTCAAGTACAACTCAGCGTACAATCTCCACCACTTTTGGTAGTGCTTGTCGATTCTTTGTCCACCGATGGACAATTCAACATCCTTGATCGCACGTTCAATCATCCATGGAGAGTCCGTAGTAAGCTTGGCAGAAGCTGGACCCTTCATTTCAATGTACATGTCCGCGATCAAATCACCATTTCTGGCGACCGTGACGGAAACGCGGCCAGAATTACCTGGGGTACCGTTAACAGTTTGTTCGATGTTTTCCATCGCAAAGTTAGTGTGGCGTTTGTAAACCGCCTGGAAGAAAGTGACTTTTGGGTTACCAGTCAAGTAGACATCTTGGGCGCCGTAGGCGACGAGTTGCATGAGACCACCGGCCATATTGTTTGTTTTTGTACTATAGGCTGAGATTTTTTTTTCAGGTGAAATGTGCGAAAAAACCCGACCCTATTTTTCCTGGTACATATAAATGTCTGACCAAGAAGAAACAATTCTTGAGCCAACCGAAGAAATTGATGAAAATAGTGAAATTGAAGATGAAGAATATGAATCCGAAACTGGATCGAATATTGAAGAAGATGAACTAACTACAGTCGGAGGTGAACTCCCAGATATCGATGAATTAGAAAATGGAGATTTTGATGAGTATATGGAAGATGAACCATATATGATGGATATGGGTGGTCTCTTAAGTTCGGTCCTCGCGACCGAAGAAGGTGATACCGTATGTTCTGCACTGGTAAATATATCAAGACAGATGGAAATCCAAAACAAAATTCTTATAAAAATGTTATCTCAAATGCAAAAAAATTAACTTAGAAAAATAATCCATATGTAATAAAAGGAAATGGATGAAACCCATTTTATTAGTTCGGATACAAATCAACGCGAATCCAATGCTATTATGTGGTCTAACCAGATTCAATCACTCAACCCTGAAGAGTTTATGCAGCTTCTATCACAACTAGAAGATATGTGGGACATCAATACTACGGATAATAGTATGATATCGTTCCAACTCGGATATAAAAACTTTATAAATCCTCAGGACCTCGACCCCGAAACGGGATTACCCGTTAGGTTTGATGTTGAACTTGTTTCTGGAAACCATAAACGTCTGAAAATGCAGTTAGGACAAATGTATCATCGGGCTGAAGTTTTAAAACTTTTGGATACGGAAGACGATGAAGATATGAAAATATCCATGCGTATAAATCGTCTTATCGATCAAGTTGATGACGCCTGGCAAATTATTTTTAGGGCGGCGCGTATACACGAACGTATCAATAATCCAACATACGTTCCCATAAACCCAGAATCCGACCCGTCTATTTTTAGGTGTTCAACTATGGATAAAGTAGAGGAATTAGCACCATACCAACAGGCAATTCTTGCATGTTTACAAAACCTTTACGAAACGAATGTTAAAAGATACAAAGGGTATTGTTGTACACAAATCAAGACCGAGGATGGTAAAGATACGCGCGCATGGAAACAGGTTGATACAATACAGGAGTATGTATATGGGGTTGCACAGAAAGAAACACGATACGAACTTTGGAAAAATTTATCGAGTCGTGGATCAGCCTATAATGACGTTATTCGACACTTAACACACTGTAAAGATATGCAGTTTCCAGAGATTATTAAAAATCGTCACGTTTGGTCGTTTAAAAATGGTATTTTTATAGGTAAAGAATGGTCTGCACAAACTGGGCTTTATGAATCTAACTTTTATACGTACGAGTCACGTGAATTTAAAAATCTCGATCAAACCATTGTAAGTTGTAAATATTTCGATAAGGAATTTACGAATTACGAACACCTCGACAATTGGTATGATATCCCAACTCCATTTTTTCAATCGGTTCTCGATTACCAAAAGTTTGATTCAGATGTATCCAAATGGATGTATATTATGGGTGGTCGTTTATGTTTTAATGTAAATGATATAGATACATGGCAGATTATACCTTTCTTAAAAGGTATTGCACGTTCGGGTAAATCAACACTCATTACAAAAGTGTTCCGTAAATTCTATAACGCAGATGATGTACGTACACTTTCAAATAACGTTGAAAAGAAATTTGGTTTATCTTCTATTTATGATGCATTTATGTTCATAGCCCCCGAAGTAAAAGGTGATTTACAACTCGAACAAGCTGAATTTCAATCTATTGTATCGGGTGAAGACGTTTCCATTGCAGTAAAACACGAAAAAGCTAAATCTTTCGAATGGTCTACACCCGGTGTACTTGGTGGTAACGAAATTCCAAACTGGAAAGATAATTCTGGTAGTGTTTTGCGTCGTATTCTTACTTGGAACTTTGGTAAACAAGTCAAGGATGCTGATCCAACACTCGAATATAAGCTCGATGCCGAATTACCCATCATACTTCAAAAGTGTATTCGTGCATATCTTGAATATGCACAAAAGTATGCGGACCGAGATATTTGGAATGTTGTTCCCGAATATTTTAAGACAATTCAAAAACAAGTCGCGACTGTCGCGAGTACACTCGAAAACTTCATGCAGTCTACCGGTGTAAAATACGGGAAAGAATTATTTTGTCCACAAAAAGAATTTGTTGCATTATTCAATTCACATTGTCAAGCAAATAATCTCGGGAAACCTCGATTTAATCAGGATTTTTACGTGGGTCCATTTAGTCAGCGTGAAATAGAAGTTCGCGAAGTATCACTCACCTATAAGGGGCGTAATTACCCCAGACAGGCTTTCATATTTGGTATAGATATAGTGAACGAAGATATTACATTTGGTAACGAATATTAATTAAAATATCACACTAAATTAAGATATGGATCCCAGGCAATTCGTAAAAAATTCGAATGTGTCTATTCAGACAGAATCTAAAGTGGTAACAACTAAAAAAGGTGGTCTCAAAATTGGAAAATTTCATCCGGGTATGTACAATGTTCTTGTAAACAAAAAGTTTTCAACGACTGAAAAACGTGTAGATTTACAATACATTTTAAAACAAAAACCAAAGGGACACGCTCAAATAGCACCTGGTTTAACCCTAGATCTTAACGAGATTAAAGGATATTTCGGAAGGTTTCAGACAGGTGCCATACACACGTCTAATTTTGGCTTAAAAGGTGATTTAACTAAAAACTTCTTTTCAGTACAGTTAAGTGGGTACACCATGGATGGAACTGAAAATAAAAAATTCACGTTTGTTATTTACCGTAATGGTAAAATCCGTTTTTCAGGTGGATTTTTAGGGTCCACTAATCTTAAAAAACAACCCGAAGCTTTGCGTAAATATTTAATTGATACATATACACAAAAACAAGGTTTTTTATATAACGAAATTGAATATAACAATATTGCGGGGTTCTTTAATACAAACGTAAACTTTGATTTAACAAGAATTGCACAACAAAATCCTGTAAAAGCACAAAGTATTAGCTATGAAACAGAAACAACACCCTTTTTATACATGATATATAAAGACCATAATTTTGTTTTATCGACTAAATCTGGGAAACTTGGTTCGGGTGTCGTTCAAGTTCAAGGTGAAAGTGATCCAGATGACCTCGAAAACGCATATAAAGTGGGTGTTGATATGGTAAAGTTTCTCCATGTTTTAGGGTACACAATGGGTTTGGTAAACCGTAATGTAAATGCCCCAAAACTCCCTATGATGAAAAGTGTAAAAGCATCAACGTGTCCTAAACCACGTCGTCCACCATGTAAAAATGGTTTTGAAGTTCGTAAAAACCCACAGGGATCAGATTGCTGTTTTAAAATCCCAAAGAAACGG